TCAGAGATATGTTCGTGGACGGTGTCCCCGGCAAGAAAGAGCCTTTAACCGCTGAAGAACTTATTGATGACGAGATCAAGATCACTGAGGTTAAGTATCGCTCTGCCGAACAGCAGAAATCCATAACCAACATTCTGTCAAAGGCAAACCTTGATGAGGATGATCTTGCTGACCTGATTGAAAACAACATACTCCCCGTAACCGGAGAAGGTGTTTTAACCAGAGTAGCTCAAAAGAATCTTCGTGCATATCTAAAAGCAAATACCGCACGCCAGCCAGTTGAAGCGCCAGATATTGACGCCGTGGCTGACGGGGTGTTCGAGAAACTACTCAAGGACATTGACGAAGATACCCTGATGATGATGCTCAGGGATGACCCTGACACGTTCAGGTATTTGATTGAGCAGAAAGCACCTAAAGGTCGCGGTGATGAGATCACCGACTGGATGCTGGGGCAGATGAACCCTAGAAAAATTGATGTAGAAGTCCAGTCAAACTCAACCGAACTAAAAGGTCAGATTGCCTCACTTAGCACTAGAGACAAAAAGCGACTGCTAGAGATAATGCGTCAGGAGATGGCAAAAGATAAAAAGCTAACTCCTGATTACGCGAAAGTACTGGCCTACGACAGGCTAATCTCAGACGACTTGGATAGAGCAAACCAAAGAATCCCAAGTGCCGCTGGCCGAGAGCCAATCGATACAACTGCTGGTCGAACTACCCGTGGAAAAATACAGTCGTTCTTGCGTAGCAGTACTGATATTGGCGGTGGATATGGAGTCATTGGTAGAGCGCCTGAAGTCCTACCGGGGACAGAAGGAAAAGGTCGTGGCCCTCTCACTGAGGACGAGAAAATTATCTATGGCCATGAGGCCGCTGTAGACGAAGCAAGAAAGACGCAAATGATCCAAGACGATAACGGCGTCTACCAGAACAAAGAAGTTTACAAGATCGTGAAGTACACCTCCCTTGGAGGAGAGAAGGTCTATGCCACAAACCAAGGCAAGATGAAAGAGTATGGCACAGAAGGCAAGAAGAAGTTTGTGCAGTCTCGAGCCAAGAAAGGTGAGACCCTGTATGTTGATAGCCGAGGCAAGTCATATCGATCCATTGAAGCTCTTGAAGGATGGGAGACAGTAAAACCCGAGGACGGACTGGATGTGGACGAGCCTTACATTCCGAAGGCTAAAAAACTAAGGGAGGCTGGTGCAGTATTGCGTGGTGGTGGTTCTATTAAGGAATACCTTGACGCTGTAAAAGGCATTGACTCCAAGTCAGTTGCAAAAGAAACAGCCAACACAACTCCTCTCACGGTTATTCCTGATCTACCCGCTGTTGATGAAGATGGTATGCGTCTGGCGGTACTGCCTGATGACCCCGACAAGAATATTCGTGTTATCTCGAACAAGCAGATCGAGGCAGGCAAGACCCTTTCTGATCTCGTCGGCAAAATGCCTGATGGCGAGTGGACAGCAGGATACGTCAACGGGTCAGCAACTACTGGCTCACGCCTAGCTAATGATAGCTTTGTTGCGTGGAAGGCCGACAGTGTTGAGCCGAAGAAAATTAAGTCATTCTTAACCCAAAAAGAAGCTGGGCAAGAGCTGGTTTCAGTGACCGTGGATGACATCTCAAGACTTGTATCCTTAGCTGAAAACCTACCGAATTCTGAGTCTTCCCTTTTCTACAAGCCACTGGATGTTATCGAGCGGTTTGTTGACCTTATGTCTGCTAACGGCGGAGTGGCAAGCAAAGCTGATCTCAACCAGATGATCACCGATGTAGATTTGGTTCTCGGTTGGCCTGAAAAAGGCGCTACAGATACTATTAAATTTGTATCTGACCTTTACCAATTTAAAGCAAAATATGTCCCCGAAGACATACGACTAGACACATTGGCTATCAAGACCAGTCAGGCAGACTTCAAAAGACTATTCAGTGATTTCTCTAACGAAGAGTTAGCCGAAGGAAAGCGTCTCATTGAGATGCTTGCCAAAGATGGCGGGCGAGGCGCTCCCAAATTTGACGGAAATACCTACAAGGGTGACGGCTTATACCGTGGGAAAAATAACTCAATATCTCTTGCCACTAAGCCAAAGGGAATCGATGAAACTCAACTGCCCAACGACCGAATACGCACGCTTGCACATGAGATGGGCCACTGGACGTATGCCAACCTTTTAAGCACTGAGGACAAGCTAGAGTTCTGGGGAGCAATGTCAAAATACATTGACGCTGACGGTCAGGTAAACGAAGCATCTGTTGCTGACAAGCTACCTAAAAATGCAGAAAGCCTTGGGGAGGTTTTTTATGCTCCGGGAATCCGCTCACCTCAAGAGTTCTTTGCTGAGCAGTTTTCAATGTGGACGATGCAAAACAAAGCATCCGGGTTTGCTCGAAGCCAGCAATATGGGGAATCAATTAAGTCATTCCACGGCGTGTCAGACAGCTTTTGGAGAAAAGTATCCAAGGTTGTTCTGGGCGTATTCAACCGTGCGCTAGACCCAAAGAATATAGACCCAGACCTAGAAAAATTATTCGCCCGTATCCTTCCAGATGGCGGCGAAGCTATGGCAGTGAGGGATGCCGCACCACCATCTACCCCTGCTGGCCAAACTATAGTAAGGGTAAAAAAAGATTTAGACATGCTTGTAGATGACCTTGAGGGTCAGGTGGAGCTATACACTGATCACTCTGCTAATCCTGAAGCATTAATAAATGCCGCCCTAGATTTTGCTAAACGTCTTTATGGTATGTCAGCCACTGGCCGGAAGAAAGAGCACGCTCCTCTCCAGCTTACACAAAAAACAAACGCGGCTAATGCTCGTCTGGCCCGTCAGATTTTCGACATTCTTAAAATAGAAAGTGTTGATGATCTTGTTGATGGAGACGTGGACTTTGCGGCTCAGCTTATTGATCCCAAAAAAGCTGACGATCTCTATAAATTCTTGGCGCTAGAAGGCAATGCACAACCGCACCTAAAAGCTCACGAGGACATAAGCAAAAATCTGCGGCGTACATTTAATAGACTGCTTGATGAAGACCTTGAAATGTTCCCGGACGGTAACACTCTTGCAAAGAGAAAGGAGTCGCAGCCAAGAGCTTTCATTAAGGAGCGTTTTGCCAAGGGTCGAGCCCAGAGACAGAAGGCTGAGCGTAAAATCACCCAAGAAAAAGCGGCAACAAAAGCAATTATTGAATCAAAAGAAGTTCCGCAGGTTTCTGAGACAAACCCTGCCCAGTCTCCTAGCTTTAAAACCATGTCCACATCTTCGCTGGAGAAGATCAAGGCTGATGGAATGGCCGCCAAGAATCTCACTGATGAGGTGCTTCAGGCTAGTCTCGAACTGGAGGCTCGCGCCAATACAGAAAGGGTCACCTCCATCAGTCCTATCACAGTTACAGATACAGTCACAGCGGATGCTATTAATAGAGAGATACGCGAGGGCGAGGGTCTTGATGCCAACAGCCTCTCAGCCGGAGGGCCAGCATCTGTTCGAGAAGCTCAAGAGAAAATGGGTCATCGAACAAAGCGGGAGGGGTACAAGTCCCGGAGCATTTTCTTGCGCCTCAATAATATTTCCGAGGCATCTGACGAGGGTATTGCTCAGCGACTTGTTGTTGCCGCACGCGGGGACGAGTTTGATCCTATGACCGCTGGCTCCAGAGATACCTTTGATAACGACTTCAGCAGCGATGCCTTTGCTTCTTTGCGCGACAGAATGCGCAACATCTCAAAACTGCTAAATCGTGGTGATGAGAGCGGTGTAGAGCAAGTCGTTGAAATGGTTCTTCGCCTCGACGGAATAGACCCATCAGCTAAGGCAGTTATTTCTAGTGACGGGAATGTCATCGGTGAGATGATGAATCGCATACGAGATAACGGGTCAATGTATAGCGCCTCTCGCCATGCAGAGCAGGTAGCTGCTTACGACGCGATAATAGATCGAGTAGCCTTGGTTCTTAACGGACACTTGGATAAAGACCTAAGACGCGCCTTCCCTCAGATTGATGGCAGAGGAAACCTGTTTGAAAGAAAGACTGACGTTAGCATTCCGGCACGCCCTGATGTAATGCCGCCTATTGTCTCCACCAACCGAGAGCCTAGACTATGGAACGCCAGCTCTGACTCTCGGAAAAGAGCTATCAATGAGTTTATTGGAGACGGTCTAAGCAAAGGTGATGACCGCCCTCTAGTGTTTTACACAAACTCTGGCAATCGCGGACGCAACCCTATTGCCTACAGATACTCATCACAGGCCGCAGAAGAAACTGGCGTTGTTGACATCAAAGGCAAAGGAAAGCGGACGGATGCAGATCAGACAAAGATCGATGAATTGCTTAATGAAAAACAAGTCCTCAATGACAGGCTTGAAGAGGCAACAAGGAACTCCAAGGACGGCACAATACAACTTGAGCAGTCATTAATAGACGCTATATCATTTATTGATGACGAGTTGCTCGGTCTTGGTATCGAAGTCAGTGGCCCGGAGCCTGTATACATAAGCGCAAGCAATGTTGCCGACTTTGGCCCAAGAGCCCGCTACAAGAATGACTCCTCCTTTGTGTCCGCTGTGGTCAAGCACCTAATTAAAGAGAATTATTTTACAGCACGACAAGCCGCGCAAGTTGGTCAGAATCAGCCGGATAGTTTGGCGGGTAACGAAGTGCTCGATATGATTCTTAATATGATGGGAAACAAACCCTCCAGCCGCAACGACCTTAGCCTTGAATTAAATCGCATGGGCTTCGACGGCTTCACAAGCTATGACCCCAAGAAGGTGAGCCCGACTGACCGCCCTATAGAGAAGACAGAGATTTTTGATTCGGCCAAGGTTAGGTTTGTGGACAACGGAGACTTTGATGTTCCGCCTATTGGTGATGAATCAGCGATTGATATAGAACTGCAATCTGTAACATCAACCCTTCTCAGCTCTAAGACCCTCGACATAAACATTGGTCAGCCTCAAACAACTGCTCTTGTCCAAACGCTACTAAACTCTGGCGTGAATCCAAACGCAGCTTCAGGTCTCGGCAAGATGATGGGGGGCAAGTACCCAGATAACCGTGAGGCCAGCGCAATACAGCGCGCCATCACCGTTTCCATTGGCTCCAACAGTGAGCGTCTACGCGAGAACGGAATGAGTTGGGTAGCTGACTGGATTGCGCCTCCACGAGATAGCGGTGTTGGCCATTTCGAGAGGACTAATGGTCGAACTGGTGGCATCCTCATCCCGATATTTAAGCAGATGCGACAGCTTAGCGACGCAAGGAGCACGTTCGGAAACTGGTTGCGCAGATCAACTGACCTGTCCTTTAAGGGCTCAGATCGGATGCGCATGGATCAGCCGCAGTCGCACAGAAATATTGTGAACGCACTGAGAAATCAACCCGGTGGACGACACGAAGCTAAATTAACCGTGGACGAGCAAGGTGTTTACAAGATGGTACGCGGAGCATTTAATACTCTGCGTCGAGAAATGGTTGATGCTGGCGTAATGATCGGCAACATCGAGAACTACTTCCCTCAAGTCTGGTCGATGGAAAAAGTATTGCAGAACGAGGCCGACTTTAAAGAACGTCTCATCCGCTACTTCGCTCTCGAAGCCAAGGAAGAAGGACGTGTTCTGACCAGAGAGAATGCAGAAGCCCAAGCTCAACGAGTTTTCGGCCATATCATTGATGAGGACGGCGTTTATGTTGAGCCGCCTACAGGTGGTAGCCGTGATGTCACTGGCGACCATATCGACTATCAGCGAATGATCCGCTTAGACAAGTATCCCGAGCTTCTTGACGACGTAGGCAGATACCTTGAGGACGACCTTGAGAGTGTTCTGGCCAAGTACGTTGACTCAGCCTCTCGTCGCATCGACTTTGCATCTAAGTATGGAAATCAGTCACATGGGTTCCATGATTACATGAATGTCCTCGAGGACGCGGGCGATACAACTGATGCTGTCGTGAAGCTACTGACCACAAAAAAGATCACCTCCAAGAAGATGCGCTCGATCAACGACGCAGGCTCTGTGGACGAGGGTGAGCTGGTTCGGGAAACCTTGATGCCATTCGAGAATGACGTTGCTGGAGCGAAAGCCGCTGCACAAGAGTTATTGGCGATGGCTGAGAGAGGAGCGACTACCCCCGAGATGCTTGAGTACTTGAGAGCATTCGATGAGTCAGCAGACCCTGCTGACAAAGCTGTGTTCAGCAAGCGATCCGAAGCTATCGTGGGCGGAGTTCAAGACCGTGTAAGGATGGGCAACAACCGACCGCACAACGAGCACATCAAGTCAGCTATGGAGATATTTAGGGCGGTTCAGCGCAAGCCTGTAGGTGCATCAGGGGCTGGTTATGCCGCAATGAACACCGCGAGTAAAGCAGTAAGGAACTTCAACTCAGTATCCTTGTTGAGCTTTACAACCCTGACCTCGCTTGGCGACCCAATGCTTGCGGCAGTGCGCTCAGGTAGCCCAGTTGCTTTCACTAAGGCGATGACTAAGTACTCAAGCGATCCGCACTATCGGTCGTTTATCCAGAACGCTGGCCTTGCTATTGAGAATGTCGTCCACGAGAGATTAACCGGGATGCACGGAACGGCTGCAAGCAAAAACACAGTGGCATTCTTCAATGCGACCATGCTGACTCCGTGGACAAACCTCAACAGGAACATGGCTGGAGCTGTGGGCTTGGAGTTTTTCTACACCGAGTACGACCGTGCGCTAACCAACTACAATCCAAACATGCCAGCGACTCAGCAGAACACCCAGTTCAAAAAGGCGTTCCGAGTGTTGCGCCGCTATGGTCTGGACAAGTATCTTGATGACGGCATGACCTCAATACGTGGCATCACCGACTTTAACCAGCATCCTGAGCTTCGCTCTGCGATGAACAAGTTTGCTAACGAGGCGATCTTTACCCCAAACCCGAACGATGTACCCTTGTGGGCTCAGACTCCGGTTGGTGCGATGATCTTCCAGCTAAAGAGTTACCCTCTCATGCTTGGCCGTCTAGTCAATGACTCAATCAAGCAGGCAACAGAAGTTGACCCGGTCACTGGTGGTGGACGACGCTTTGGCCCTCTACTCATGTTAGCTACTGCCGCACCGCTAGGTGGTGCTTTGTCACTCGCAGCCAAGGACATTGTCCAGAAGCGAGGCGAGGACAACGAAACCTTCCGTGAAAGAAAGCTCAGCAAAATAGCCGAAGGATTTGGATTTGACACCAAAATCCACGGGGACAGGGACGACTATCTTGGCTGGTATGTGGAGTCTATGGTTCAGATTGGTGGACTAGGTCTTGTTGCCAACATGTTCTACGACACTGCCGAGCAACTCGACAACGGAGCCTATGGTAAGCAGAGGATCGCGAGCACAATCTTTGGCCCATCCGTAGGATTATTCAACGATGCAGTCAATGTTGTGCAGGGTGTGACTGACACCAATGAAGATGCTAACGGGAAGGAGCGTTCAGCCGCTAGGTCTGTCGTTGGACGCATACCTGTCGTTGGAGGAATCAAGCCGCTCAAGGAAGCCGCAGTAGACGAGATAGCTGGAGAGGTTAAAAAGAAAGGTAGTTCGTGGGGTAAAGGTTGGTCTAAGGGTTGGGATTAATCAGTCTCAACATCTAGGTCAGTCTCTATCCAGACCTTAGCGCCACAAGGAAGTGGCTTGTCAGGCCGATACACAACCCGACAAACCTCTGTATCACCTAGCATCACTCTGGCTGAATTGACTTTCCTGTTACGCCTGTAGTCTTTCACAGTGATAACAGGAAGGTCATCGCCTTTTGTGTTCGCTCGGATGTTGTGCTGATTAACGTGAATGCGGGTCTTCATCTTGGCCAGATGTTTAGCTTTTCGAGTCGCTCAATTTCAGCATCAATGTAGAACCGAATCTTTTTTGCATCCCGCATCATGTCGCTGTGAGATGCCTCGCCATATCGATAGGTGGCTCTAAAAATCTCGCCCATCTGTGCGTTCATGTCCTTGTCGCTGATCAGATGCTGAAGCTCTGTGGCGTTATCTGGCAACATATAATAGTCAGCAGACGAACCATCTGATCGTGAAGCAGTGCCATAAATATCATCATTCAAAATCACTCTCTCCCCCATTTAAGTTCACTCTCAATCTTTTGTTGCTCAGTCTCCAACTCCTGTACCTCAACGCGGACTTCCGTCAGTCTCTCTCGAGTATGTCTACGCTTGTCCACAACCTTCATGATTGCGTCCTTTGTCTTGACCGCGCTTTGATCTAGGTTCAACTGGTTGATCCTGTCATTCATACTCTCAACCTGATGGTTGAGTTCTATCTGCTCGCATCTGGCCATACCAAGGTTCATTAAAACTTCCTTTAGTTGAGCAAGCCTTTCTATCTTTGTCTTGTCATTCATAACGCTGGCTCCAAATTTATTCTTTCCCAATCATCGCATGGGTCTTCGCAACGCTTGTTGTGCTTGGTGCATTTCCACTGCCCATCATCAGTCGGTCTTGACCAGTCACATGTCCGACAGATAACAGGTATCTCTGCATCCTGATCCGACGACCAGCAAAGGGTTGCTCTGTCGCACCAAGTGCAGGGAAACTTACCCTCCACTGCGCGGAGCTTTACTGATCTTCCAGCAACAATACGATTAACCTTGTCCACGATGTATGCGTAATCAAGTGGATCATATTCAACAACTTCGCAAGCATAGGTGCTGTCATTCTTGTTATAGGCAATAAACAAAGCATCTTTCAATCGCCCGTCCATACCCATCATCATCTGCATCTGCTCGTAATAAGTCCGGTTGGCATTCTTTATTCCCTTGCGCACGAACTCTTTATGCTTCTTGTCATTCATGCTCTTAATCTCAAGCAATGACATCACGCCAGTGCCAAGATCAATCATGCCATCAGCATGAGCCTTAACGTGTCCACCCAAATCCTTCCACTCAAACTGGCGACCTGTGAACTCGTTCTTCTCTTGTACGTGATAGCCAGCCTTCTTGAGGTGGGCTACAACTAAATCTTCAATGACATGGCCAAGCTGAAATATTCTGAGGACGTGAGGAGGAAAAGGTCTTTTGGGGTAACCTCGCAAACCCATTGCCAGATATGCTTCACACTCATGGCCAATCATGCTGGCTCCAAGGTAGGCTCTTTGCTCGCCCTCCTCTACCCAACTTGCGTCGATTCTATCTTTCATTTCTTCCATAGAGATTAGGGGGCAGTTACCTGCCCCCATCCTAACTAAAAGGGTATGTCATCATTCGGCATTGATGCCGCCGCTGTACCACCACTCTTGGCAGGTGATGCCATTTGAGGTGCTGGCTCGCTCTCGCCCAACTGGACGCTTCCATCCAAAGCGAAGAAAGCTCCGTTGTTGCGAGGCTGTCCACCGCCGGGTCGCACGTTGCCATCATTGTCCTGCCAGCTTTCACCCTGCTCAACGCGGACACCAACCTTGAGGCCGATGATCGACTTGATGTCTCCCGGCTTATCGGGGGAAGGATGTCCACCAAAAGTCAGCAGGCTTTTCAATCGCGCTAGACCAATCTCGGTAGCCTTGGGGTTAGGGTTATGGACATTAATACGATCAGTAACGTACTGGCCTTCTTCGTTTGCCAGTTTGATCTGAAGGTACTTGCCTGTGCCTGCCTTGGTAGTTTTAATTTCTGCCTCGGCAATTTTCACAGAATGGTTTCCGGGACGAAGTGTTGCTCGTCCTCCCTCGTCAGATACATTAGCGAGGTCTAGTTTATCGAAACTCCAACTACTCATTTCTTATCTCCAGTTTTAATTTGACTTGTGGGTGCGTTGATTTTCTTCAGCAACTCCACGACATTTCCGCACTTTTCTACGGGTGATAGACGACCACGGGGGTCGCGGGTTTTGCCTTTCCATCCACGGACATCATCCGTAATGATCTGGCGGGTGACAGTGACAGCGCCACTGGATTCATCCGTGCTTCGGATGCCACAAAAAACGTGGTCAAATAAAGCAGGCAATTTTTTAGCAACCTTAGTTTGTTGAACCATTGGCCAGTACTCGACAGCATCGTTGTCGTTCTTTTCTTCTTTGGCCAAGCAGGTCATTAGAATTTCGTATGGCATATCTCGAATGAGTTTGAGCGCACCAATCATCTGGCGCTCGTAGTCTTGCCACTTACGCATGTCATTCGGATTGTCGAACGCCTTCTCCACATCTGACATACATCTATCAGACATCTCTGTAAGGCTATCAATGGCTATCCATTTGTAGCCCTGCGCCTTGAAGTCCTCCGACATAACTAGCTTTAGGATGTCACGGAAGCAGAGTTGATCTTCGGTGAGGTTAGGCCAGTGCTTGCGATCCCAGCCGTAGAACTCGACATAGTCGATGTCCACATCTGACAGAGAAGAGAGGCCGCTCTCACCAGAGATGATTAAACCCTTGCCGTATTCTTCGGCATAGAAACGGCACTGGAATGTTTTGCCGTATCCATGATGGCCATAGATAAGAGTCTTGTGATGTTGAGTACCTGCTGTACTCGTACTGTTGAACATACCCATTAGTTACTCCTCGTAATATTAAGGGATGGTTTTTGGTTCACGACGTTAAGGGCAGGACGCAACACATTCTTTGTCGCTTGATCCAAACGCTCATACGTTTTCCGGTCAACGGATAATTGTTTTTTGACGTGGGTGGGTAGGGAGTCATCGTTCCTAAAGATTTCCGACAGCCGTTGCGTATCCCATCGGTACTGGTTGCGGCGTTTAATCTTCACATCAAATCCGTAACCATTTATTTCAAGGTCTTGCTCGGTGTCGCCACTCACTTGCTCACTCAACTCCACAATCTTTGCTTCTGCGGAATCCAGCTTAGCCTTGAGTGCATCTATTCTCGAACGGCAGTCCAGCACGCTAATCACTGCGCTCTCGAATTCGGGAGCATCCATAACCCATTGGCCGTTCTTGAATATTCCAGAGGCTATATAGGCAGGGGTAAGGGGTGGAACGATAGTCTTTGGCGACGAGAGCGTCGCACTTCTTTTGCGTAATTTCATATTAACCTTCACTTTAATTGTTGCATTAGACACCTAAAGGTGTCACATTAGTACGACAGTGTCAACTAATAAATAACGAAAGAGTAAAAATGAAACTTAACATTGAGAAACTCGTTGACGACTGTGGCGGTGCCGCCGCTTTAGCTTCGGCACTTGGAATAAGCCGCACAACTCCTTATCGCTGGATTGCCCAAGGCATGATGTCGAGCAGGATTATTGAGCGGATAAAGGAAGTTGAACCACAAATTAAAATTGACGATTACTTTAAAGGTGAGATGAATGCCACAAGAGTCACTGATAGATGCAGCGATTGAGTACCTTGAACAAGGTCTCTCAATCATTCCGATACGACCTGATACAAAACGCCCAGCAATAAGGTGGAAGGAGTATCAAACCCGACAGCCTACTCATGAAGAGGTAGAGCAGTGGTTTACTACTTGGCCTGACGCCAACATCGCAGTCGTAACAGGTGAGGTGTCGGGTATTGTTATTGTGGACTGCGACAACGATGAGGCGCTTAGCTCAGCATTGAGCTGTGATATGCGTTCACCTATTCGCGTGTCCACAAAAAGGGGTTGCCACCTTTGGTTTACCCATCCCCGTGATGGTGTACGCCGAGGCCCAAGAGCAGGAGGTAATTCTACTGGAGCGGACTGGCCTCGGACTAACGGGCTAGATTTCCGTGGAGATGGTAGCTATGCACTACTACCACCCTCTTCTAACTACAAGTGGTCTATCCCCTCTGGCCTCGACATGTTCGATGACATGCCTATATGGAAGGACTGGTCGCCAAGCAAATCCGTGGACGCAAAGAATGAGTTTGTGTTTGAGGACTTAAACCTTACCGACATACGCTTTGATCCCACTGCACTCATGACTGAATGGGAGCGCACGGAAGCCTTTGTAAAGAAGCATGGATTCAAGGATGGAAAGATTCCTGCTGGCCAAGGCAATGGTCGCAACGAACGTGTGATGAGATACGCATCTGAATGTGTACTGCAAGGTGCATTCGGCCCCGAGCTTCGTGTTCGTTGCCGCGCATTCATGGATCACTTCTTCCGTGAACATCTTCGTGACAAAGAATTTGAGGACACTCTTGATAGTGTTGAACGCATGGAGCGTCGTAATCATCCAGAGCGTTTCGATCCGAACTCTGGTGAGTACATCTATAAGCGTCCCGACATTGAAGTCTTTGATGGCGAGAAACGTGAGCGGAAACTGATCACGGTCACCGATGCCGATGGCCTCATTGAGCAGGGCAAGAACAGGCAGTACTTTCTCGAGCCTTGGTTGCGCCCTAACACGATTATTCAGATACATGGATACTCTGGATCAGGTAAGACAATGTTCCTACAGCACGCCTTATACGCGCTCTCAGCAGGGGCTAGATACTTCGGGCCATTCGAGTGTCATAAGCCTGCGCGTGTACTCTACTTCGACTTTGAATTAAGCCAAGGCGACCTTGGTCGTCGCCTTGGAGACCTCAGAGATATGTTCGGCGATGCCGAGGACAGGTTCTCCGTCTGGACACCTTGGCTCGAGGACAAAGAAATCAATATGCGAAGCGCCGCTGGTCTTCGCGAGATGTCAGGGTGGGTTGAATACTACAAGCCAGAGATCGTTGTGTTCGACACTATTCGTACAGCATGGTCAGGCATGAGTGAGAACTCAGCAGAGGAATGGTCAGAGATAAACAGGCTTGCCTTACGGCTTCGTAATGCAGGCATGACTGTCATCATGTTGCACCACAGCAACAAGCCGGGAGACGATGGGCTAGGACGAGAAGCAGGATCAACCAATCAGCTAACCGTCCTCGAAACTCAAATCCGTGTAACCCAAATATACAGAGACGAGGAAACAGCCAAGCAAAAAGCTGGCATGTGGAATGACAAGTACGAGCGTCCACCTATGGATGCACTAGAGGCTAAGCTGTCAAAGGATTGGTATGTTGCTATGGCTCTGGAGATTCGATACGGCAAGGTGCGTGAGTGGACAGAGGTGCATGATCCCATCCAGTTCATTGGCTGGGCCGTCCACAAAGTATCCGGCAAGAAGAAATTGGTAAGCAGCTACTCGACCAAACAGCGAGCCAAAGAGATGGCGCTTGATGGTCGCGGCCCGGTGGACATCAGTCAAGAACTATCTCGTCCATTAGACGTAATCAACACATGGTTAGGCATCAATGAAACTAACTAATCGTGATTTGAAACAGCTTAATCCTAAGAATTTTTTGCAACCGAAGGCTGGGTACAATCTCAGCCATATTGCTGACGAGGAGGAGAGGATGGTTTATTGTAAATGCGAGCCCAGACACAAGGTCATTATTAAACCATGCCCTCGGTGCGGCAACAGGGCTCGTGTATGAGTAGCTACACTGTCATACGAGATGCGTTCTCGTTTGCGAGCCGTCAGAGCATGTATGAATTCGCCTTTAACTCTAACTACAGGATTGGCAATTCAGACCGTAAAGGGAAGGGTTCTGCGCATCAATATCTGACGTCGGAGTATAGTGAAGAGGACATGGATCGCCTCGGGTTATTACAAAACATACAGAGCGAGGACTTGCTCCGTTTAATTGATGGCCGCGACCCATGCAGAGTGATTTGCAATCTAACTCAGCCGCAAAACGTCCACTATAACCATAGTCATGCTGGTCAAGACTCGATGGTTTACTACATGAACTTAGATTGGGATAATGATTGGGCTGGAGAAACAATCGTCTACGAAGATAATGGCGAGGACATCGCCGCTTGCATACCCTTTCGACCGGGGCAGGTGCTATGGCTTGAGCAGGGGGTTCCTCATTCGCTAAGGGCTCCATCGTTGGCGGCCCCTAACTGGAGGTTTACTCTAGCCCTGTTTTTTTGGTGTGAGGATTAGGCCCAATGTAAGTAACGTAAGACCCGGGGAACACGCGCCTTAGTTCGTCAGTCATAGCCTTTAACTCTGGCTCCTTGTCCGCCCAAGCCCTACCCAAAGCCTTCCAATCATCTGCGGTGTAGTTGTCCTTGCGGCTCGCGTCCATAGGCTCTAGTTCTATCGTCACTCTTTTGACTCCTTGAAACATTCTTCACCCCACTTGCAGATTAGGATGGCGTCGGCATGGTTGTCGTCGAGCGGTTGTTGCCAGCCGAGATCGCAAGCCGCTCTTATCATGTCTTTCTTGTCTGCCTTTCCTGATCCCGTTGCCCACTTCTTTAGTGTGGGGACAGCCACATTGGAGAAAGGAATGCCGTAGCTTTTTGCAATCCCCCTCGCCTGCCAATGTAAGCCAAGGAGAATCATTCGTGCGGCACCGAGTAAACGGTTAGGGGGAAGCTCGGAGATTATACGGTCAGGTTTATCAGATTCGATAATGAAACTCAGGTTGCTGTGAAACTTTACAGCCATCTGGCCCCAGTCTTTTTCTTTATTGCGCAGGTCTATCACCCCGCCGTTACCATTAGAGTGAGCCCAACCAGTTTTGGATGCGAGGTCTAAGCCGAGGATCGTCTGTGACGTCACTTTAAATAAACCTTTAATTAAGACTTAAAAAAAACCCTGCGAGGCGTCAGCCGGAGCAGGGTTAATAGGGGAGTAAATCAGTTGAAGTAACTCTAACTAAGTCACAGACGTTAAATTATCATAAATCGAACCAAATGTCAACTTTATACACCTTTAGGTGTGTTATTTGTTGCTAAGTGTCATCTTAGTGCTACAATGCAAGCCACAACTAACTTACATGGGAGAGTTTTAAGTTGCCTAGAGTCGTCGAGATCACTGACGACAACATGACTTGGCTAACTGAACATCACGCGCAAGTTACCCTTACTGAAGCCGCACGCAGATTAGATGTGTGTGTCGATACTCTTAAAAGAATTCTAGTCCGAGAAGGACTACGTGATTTTGAAGGCGCTAAATATGTTGTTGCACGCAAAGTAACGGTAGCCATGTGGGAGCGTCCATGTATGGACTGCAAGTCCACAGAGCTGCGCCCTAAGAACTGGTACTACTGCAAGAAGTGCCGATCAGACAGAGGTTATGAGGACGAGTGAGCGTCCGTAAAGGTAACGGGTACGAAGTTGAACTGGCTAAGTATCTCACCGATAACCTTGGTATCCCCGTCAACCGCTCGCCGTTGAGCGGCGGCGGTTTTGGTGACATCCAAATGGCTGATCTCTATGGCACACCTGACGTATGGGTAGAGGCCAAGAGAACAGAGAAGGCATCTGTCTACTCCGCAATGGAGCAGGCTGAGAGAGGCATCAAGGCAAGGCAATGCCCCGATGCACCAGTAGTTATCACCCGCAAGAATAATGTCGATACAAAAGATTCGTTAGTCATCATGAGGCTGGACGACTGGAAGGATATTTATCGCGCATACTTAATCCTCACAGGAGAGGTTAAGCATGAGCAATGAATGTTACATTGACACACTAGAAGAGATGGTAACTGAGCTTAAAGATAATGGAGGCGACATCCAAAACGTAGTCGTCCTCGCTCGAGTAATGAGCGAAGATTCTGAGGGCATATTCATAGGTATGTCCGAGGACATAATGGATGACCCAAGTCGCATCCTTGGCCACCTAGAACTCGTGAAGGGTAAGGTCTTTGACATGATGTCCATCAAGAGGACGGCGCACTGACAAATGTCGGAGACAAGACGCTGCCCCGGATGCAATAGGCAGAAACCTCTTAATCAATTTAGGTTGCGCGGTGCTTCAGCAGGCAACAGGGAGGGCAAACCTTATGGTAAGTGCCGTCCTTGTAACCAGATTCGCGAGGCCACGAGATTCAATCAAGATGACGCAGGGCCATTCCTTATGGCGATGGTGCAAGCCAGAGCGAGAGCAACAACTAAAGGTTGGCACCTAACTTCTTTCGACGTCCTTGAGCAATGGACGGAGCAAAAGGGTAAGTGCGCTTTATCTGGCAAGCCTATGACTCACATCCGTGGCGACGGAACTGTTTACACCAACGTCAGCATCGACAGAATAGACAACAAGAAAGGCTATACCAAGGACAACATCCATCTGGTCTGCTTCATAGCCAACCTGATGAAACACACAATGTCCGTGGAAGAACTGGTCGAATGGTGCAAGGTAATAACACGGCACCAAAAAAAGCACGGACGACCATAACCTCTCTGGCGCGTAGTATTTTCTAATCACAGGAGAATATTATGGCAGCCAAAAAGCGAGTGTCCTCCGCCTGCAAAGGCAAGAGCCTCAACAAACCCTTTAAAACCCCAAGCGGCCCCAAGAAGTCTGCTGTCTGCGTGAAGGACGGTAGCTCAGTTAAGGTCGTTCGCTTCGGGGACAAGGACATGACCATCAAGAAACACATCCCGGCCCGCAAGAAATCTTTCCGGGCTCGCCATAACTGCTCGTCCCCCGGCCCTAAAACCAAAGCGAGGTACTGGTCATGCAAGGCATGGTAAAGAAATCTAAGAGTGTGCGCCCGCTAGGGCGGCGCACACGTTCAGCGAACATGAAGCACAAGCCTTGTCCATGTACGGAAAAGCGCACGGGAGGTAGTCGTGGCCGCAAAAAGTAAAACAAAGAAGAGTAAAAAGAAATGACATGGTTCCTATCCCTCTTAGAAAAACTTGGCCTATGCAAGGCATACGTTGACCCATTCGGTCGCTTGCTTGGTCTACGCTATTATGTGTTCGGTCTTGAGCCTGACGAGAACGATGTTGACTTAGGTAAAGCAAAACCCCGCTGGCTACCCAACCTTTATATCCACAAATTCTGTGTGGACTTTGGGCCTGACGGCGGCAACTACCATGTCCACCCTTGGTCTTCTGCATCTCTCATCCTGAAGGGTGGATACAAAGAGCATGTCCTCGACGAAGAACCTGAATGGAAGTACCGGGGCAGCTTCATTCCGAGAGGCAAATCTTTCACTCACTTTATAAGCGACACTATCCCGGGAACCGTATCCCTTTTCTTTCACGGCTTTCGCGCTCAGGCGTGGGGCATACAGCTTGCCTCATGCAATGACATTTGCGATTGGTGCGTCACCAACAACGAGGGAGCATGTAACAAGACAGGTATTGATCTCGCCTACCATGAGTACCACTCACAGATAGGAGAGAAGAAGGCCGCGCAGTGGGTTATATGGAACGCTAAGGCCCGCAAGAAACTCGATAGACGTAAGGCCGCAGTCAAACGCGCAGGCATTACCCCTCCCAACAAACAGGAGCTGGAGGCTTTCGTTCAGACGCAAAGCAAGCTCGCTTTCGAGATTATGGGAGACCCCTCATCGACCCCTTAACAATCGCGATGGCAGCATTCGGTGCAATCAAGTCAGGCGTATCCGCTGGCCGTGAGATTCAAGACCTCATGGGTGAAGTCGGTAAGCTGTGGGCGGCAACCGACCAGATCAACAGCAACTACACCGCCGCCAAAAGCAAGTCCTCCCTCTTCAATAGTGCTGAAGAAGAAGCCATGTCCGAATTCATTGCCAAAACCAAAGCTCGGGAGATGGAGGACGAGCTACGTGAACTCATTCAGTACACCCGTGGGGCCGATGCTTGGAATGAGCTCATTCGTATGCGAGGTGAGGCACGAAAGCGACGCAAGGAAGAAGCCGCTGACATCATCAGGAAGAAGCGAGAGCGGGTTGATCTGTTCATCCAAGTTGGCGTGGGTATAGCCGCGTCATTGATTGGCATCATGGTTATCGTAGTCTTCTTCTCTGCGATCATACGATAGGACGACACCCTCACATACCTCGCAGGATAATGTCCACAGTAGAGAGGTATCAATATGCTTGCACAACTCATTGGCCCGGTGACCGGGCTGCTCGATAAATTCATCGAGGACAAAGATCAGAAGGCCGCCCTCGCCCATCAGATAGCTACGATGTCAGAACGACATCATCAAGAAATCATGCTCGGGCAAATAGAAATCCTCAAGGAAGATGCTAAAGGCGGGTGGTTCCAATCATCTTGGCGACCCTTATGCGGCTATGTTTGTGTCATAGCCCTATTCGTAAACTTCCTCGTGTCGCCTCTCGCCGCTGGCTTCGGCGTCACAATCCCACAAGCAGATGCCTCGGTCATGATGCCCATCCTACTGGGTATGCTCGGCCTCTCCGGTGGACGTAGTTACGAGCGCGTGAAAGGTGTAGGAAAGTGAGCCCCAAGAAACTTGAACCCAACAGCAGGTTCGCTCAATACGATCTCGACGGGGACGGCACAGTCACCGATCAAGAGATTGCGCGTAACCAAGAGATGCTCAAGCTCGAACTGCAAGAAGAGAAAGCAGACTCACAAAGACGGATGGCATGGGTGGCGATGACATCTATGTGTGTGTTCGCCCTCCTACCGCTCATGCCATTCGTCCCCGAGTCACGCCTAGAAACTCTAGCCTCCCTGTCTGACATGCTATTCCTAAGTCAGGCATCCGTGATCGGTATGTTCTTTGGCGCGACTGCCTACATGACAAGGAAATAACATGAAGTATTTCACCGAAAAAGAACTGGCCTGCCAACACTGTGGCGAAGTAGGTATTGACCACGACTTCATGAGCACCATAGAAGAACTCAGAGAAGAACTCGGCTTCCCATTCGTCGTCACCTCTGGTTACAGGTGTGCCGAGCACCCAATAGAAAAACGAAAGTCGTCCCCGGGCGCTCACCAATCCGGGCGGGCCATTGACCTCGCTGTCCACGGTGAACGAGCTATGCAATTAATCGACGCTGCGAGAGCAAAAGGTTTCAAACGAATCGGCGTCGCACAAAAGGGTAGCTTGTCCTCGCGATTCATCCACCTAGATGATTGCGTCGGCAAAGCATCACCTGCCCTATGGTCATACTGACATGACCGCAACTGTGACGTACCTCCACGCTCCGAAAGAAAGTGAGGCGGAGGACGAAGCAAGATGGGCAAACATTGCAGAGAACATTCGCCACTCTGCGTCCCCAAAAAACTCCATCGACATCATCGACGTCCCCCTTCTCAACGAAAAAGTATCCGAACATTACGCCGAAGTCGTGAAGCGTTTACGTCCCCATTGGATCAGCAGAGGGGATGGAACCTTCTACACAATAGGTGCGTCCACATACAACGACCTCGTCATATCTGATGGCCACGCAAGTTACTATCAGGTCGCAGAAGATAACAACATCATCATCGCAAAGCACTTCACTCCCCTGCTCGATCTCGTCTACAAAGCCATAGAGAAATGTTTCAACCATGATGTTGTCGAGTTACCTATGGCTGGACTAACAGGGTTCCACATCTTCGGAGAGAACGCAGATAAGCATCCAGACGGAGGCCACATACACACGGACGAACCCTTCCAACGCATACTCTGGCCGGAGCCATTCGCTAATCCATTCAGCTACACACTGGCACTAGAATTACCTGACGGAAAGGGTGGACTTGACTACTGGGAGAACGGGGCAACGCAAAGAACATACTTGCCATACGAGATAGGACATCTCTATATACATGACGGCAGGTTTCCCCACCGGATCGCATCGGATCACATGCCCTCCAAAGAAAAACCCCGCATCACTTTACAGGGACACGGGGCTCTTTTGTTGGACACAAATACTATCGGTGTCTATTTTTGAGACGCAATGTAAGCCTCTTTGAAACCCTCGATTAAATCCCGAACCTCATCAAGTTCATCATGTTCACGGCCTTGAGGCATAGCCTTGATGTTAGTAGTTAAGGTACAGATTAAGGTGTCATAGGTGTGTGTCATAAGTGACATATTGGGACTTGCTATGACTGTTACGGGGTTATTCCAATCAACTAATGCCACCTTAATACGTCTAAAGGGTGTCAGAAGTCTCTCGAATAGCGTTCCCCGCGTCTGATAATTCCTTAGCAGGGGCGCGCCTTCAGCCACTCGGCCATTTCTCCTTTGATTCGCGTGCATTGTATTGCCTCTCTTATCTGTTTTCAATTTGTAATTAACTTTACAGCTTCATTAGTTGTGTGTGACCACGCTTTCGACACCTAACAGTGTGTGTGTCACGCACTACGGTGATACAAACTAGCTATCGCGTCCACCTTGGTCGAGTCGGGCGGGATCATGTAGCGCATGACCATAGCCAAACTACTGTGACCCAACAGGTCAGCGACCACTCGTTCCCTCACTCCATTCTTGAGTAACTCAGTAGCAAATGTGCGCCTCAAATCATGGGGCTGGAAATCTTTTATCCCAACCAAACTCATTAGGCTTTTGACTGCCTTGCCTGCACCTCTGCTATCCTGCCAAGAACTCCACACCCTTTCACTTCGGGCTTGAGTTGATCGCCACTGGATCATCATGTCTTGCATGGCTCCATGCAACGGCACACGTCTAGCCACCTTCTTCTGGCCTTTGGTTTTGCGCGTATAAAGGGTGACAAAAGGCTGATCAACATCCAACTCCACATCATCCCAATGCAACGCAACAGCCTCACCTATCCGAGCACCAGTCGCTAACAAGAAGCTGGTCATGCAATACCTTCCGGTAATTCCTTGGCCATTCACATCACCAGAATGTTTCTTGAATAACGCCAACTCTTCATGGTCAAGACACCTCGTCCTTGGCTCTCCGTCAGCAGGTCTATCAACATCTGGCACCATCGTTATCAGCCCACGCTTCTTGGCATGACGCAACACTGGCATCAGCGCATTAACCTCTCGCCGTATCGTTGCGCTTTGAACCTCCGTATATCGATCATCGATATACTCAGCAATAAAATGCTGATCCATTTTAAGCAGTGGCACTTCACCCCACATCTCATTAAACATATTCAGATAGCGCAGGGTGCTCTCGCTAGTAAACTCTCTCCTCTTTAGGTAGCTTGCCATCGCAAAACTAAATACCTCTCCCTCCTTCGTTGAGGCATCAGCAGAATTGCCATTGATCAACTCGTTCTCTATGCGCAGTCTTACTCTATGGGCTTCCATTTGATCATCAGTTTTTGCACTAGCCCTGATGCGCTTGCCATCATAGAATCCAGTGACGTACCACGTTTTTCCTCGCCTCTTTAACTGCAACATAATTAACTCCTGTATATTTTAGAGTGCGGGTCTTTTGTTACAGGCCCACGTCCGTATGTCTCACCCCAATCCTTTGGTATACCTCCACTCATAAGTAAGTATTGATTTGATGTAACAGATTCCCACTCAGATACTGCCGCCATAACGATCTGCGAGCGGGTGCTCACGCGATACTTTCTGGCGATACCTCTAACGTGTACCTTTGCGGTATTCTCCGTAACGTTAAACCTCTTTGCTATCTGGGCATTACTACAACCAAGCATGATCATCTGCAATGCAACATGTTGCTTGGCAGTTAATCGGGGGAGTATGGCCTTGACCATATCCTCGTGTTGTACTTGATGACCTTGCCCAAGTACCATCCTGTCTACCATTCTCTCTAGGCTCTCGATTCTTCCTTCGAGCCTATTCACTTTGTCTTCAAGTTTCATGTGGCTCCTCCTGTATTATATATACACATAACTGTAATGAAATCATGACAGCAAAGGGAATATAAAGGGGAGTGCATTGGATGTCAAGAGCGTTAATAAGAATAATTTAGGTGTCTGTATACAACACCTAATGCGTAATTTACGCCCACCAATGCGGCGCATCTCGTCCACGCGACCACTGCGCAAATGCGCATTTCTCACCCCGGTAGTACTCCCGGTAGCTGTGGACGGCATCTCTACACTTGTATTCGTCGGGCATAGCTAACACCCAATCAGTCATCTCGTCCTGATCAAAAGCGTCACGCAGTACACGGATCGGCGTGTCCTTCATCTCCCAGATTACGTCCGCACTTTTGTGCGTGCGTCCGAATCGCTTCTCATATTCCAAGCCCAGCGCCATACCCAACGCCATCGTCCACATGTAATTAGCAAAACTCTGGCCTGCCCACACAGTACAAGGATGGTTCTTATGGGTACTCTTATAGGCTCCCTTCAACCCCTTCTCATTCAACACCGTACTCATTATCTGAGCAGTCTCAAGTACCATCTTTGGTACATGCTTATCACAGTGCATCTCTGCCGCCCTCAATGGCGACGCATCCAGTACAAATATATTCAC